TCTTATTGAAACCACTGACATTGGTAAGTTTGGAATCTTTGAAGGTAAAAAAGTACCACTTGATATACCTATGTTAAATGAATGGAATTTAGAAGAAGCTAAAGATAAACATGATGTTTTATCTGCTATTGAAAAAGACATTAAAAGAGGATATTTACAAAGATTTGAAGTAGATGAGGATGAAGTTTACGCTGCTGCTTCAAAATTAGATGTAAGACTAAAAGATGGAGAAGCTGATGATATTCTTATGATGTTAGATGAACCTCTTAGAGAAGCTAAAACTTTTAAAAAAGGTGATAAAATTAAATACCAATTAACATTCCGAGGTGGAGTTGGAAAATATGCCGATGCGATTTCAAAATCAAAAGAAGTTAAAACTGGAGTTATTAAAAAAAGAATGAAAACTTTATCTGGTTTTAAGTATGAGTTAACAAATGGTTTAGAAATTAATCCATCTGAAATTATTGGTTTAGCAGAATCAATAAATGAAGAACGAGAAGATTATGTTGTAGTAGATAAAAGAAATTTACGACCACTTATGATGAATTATGGTGGTGGTCAATTTTATGAAAAATGGTCAACAGAAGAAAAAGCCCAAGCAGATGCAGATGAATTAAATAGAGCTTATCAAAAAACATATGGTGCCGTAGAAGGACCTCATGTTGTTATGTATAAATCTGATTACTACTCTGAAAAAAGAAAGCAAGGTGAATTAACTGAAGCCGAATACCAGGGAAGAAAAGTAGAATTAGGAAAACCTAAACGTGGTGGTTCTAAAAAATTCTATGTTTACGTGAAAGATGGAGACAAAGTTAAAAAAGTCTCATTTGGTGATACTACAGGATTAAAAGTTAAATTAAAAGATAAAAAAGCAAGAAATGCTTTTTCTAAAAGGCACGATTGTCCTAATAAAAAAGATAGAACTAAAGCTTCGTACTGGAGCTGTAACCTTCCAAGATACGCTCCGGCTTTAGGTCTTGGTCCTAAAATGAATACTTTTTGGTAATGAATAATTTTGACTATAGAAAATACGTGTACAACAATCCTTTATTAATGGAATTAGAGGATGATGGTCCCGAAGAAAAAGCATTTGACGCTGAATTTGATGCCTTAGGATCCCAATTAGCGGGGGCTGTTAAAGGTGAATTAGGTGATAAAGCTAAAAAAATAGATGAGGTCGCTGGTGTAGTAGGTATTGTAGGTTATATATTATTATCTAATACAGTAGCAAACCTTCTTGCTAAATTTGCTAAAAAACAAGCTAAAAAATATAATTGGGGTAAAGGTGAAGAAGCAGCTGATAATTTATATAAATGGACTCACGACAACGAAAAAGCATTTCAAGCTCCTATTAGACGAGTAGTAAAACTATTTACTAAAGATGAAAAAAGAATAGATCAAGTAACTAAGGCGCTTTATGCTATTTTAATTTTACTAATGGCAGGTCAATCCGGAGGAGACGCAGCTTCTTACCTTAAAAAAGCTAGTTGGTTTAAAGGAGGATTAGCTGCTTTAAAAACAGCTATCAAAGGTAAAGAAGTCCATGCACTCTTTTCAGACGTTGTTAGTGGTATATAATGAATCCTTACACTGATCATACTACTGACAATACTGTAATCAGAGAATTTGCTGCTGACACAGATCCAATGTCACTAATTTGGCATGAAGATCAGGAAGACAGAATAGTAGAAGTTTTAACAGGTAATGGTTGGCAATTTCAATTTGATGAAGACATACCATTTGAATTAGTTAAGGGCGATAAAGTTGACATACCTAAAGGTTTTTTGCATAGAGTTATTAAAGGAAGAGGTAACTTAAAAGTAAAAATAACAAAGTATAATCTTTGATTTTTTTTATATATTTATCAATAAACAAGACATTCATAAAATTTTATTTAAATAAACAATAATAATCATGGCTCAAACAAACTCAAACGTATTTAAATCAGACAATAGAATTGCTGTTGAAAATAGAGAAGTTTTTAACAGAGAATCTAATTTTGTTACTGACTTAGCAGATAGTGCTTACAACACATTAGTAATTAAGATTGATCAAGTAAATGATCAAGCATTACTTACAGGAACAGGTGTCCTTCCCGCAAATTCAATAGTCCAAGAAATCACGGCAGTATGCACTACAGCATTTACTGTAGATAGTGGTATTTATGGAGTAAACATAGGAACAGGTTCCTTAGATGCAGATGGAGGAACAAAAGCTAGCATGTTCAGATCTGCAGCAGGTGGAAACAATATAGCATTACATGGTACCGCCGTAACTTCAATCCCTCAAGGTAGAGGATTCTCAACTCACGGACATATTTCGGCGGGATTAGGTAGTACAAAGACAGGATCCTTTGCTGTAACTTCGGGAGGTGCTTTAGGACGTACTTTCTTCACAGAAGATACTACACTTACTGCTCAACTTTCTTCATCTGGAGCAGCAGTCTTACAAAACGGTACAGGTGGTGTATTAGCAGTAGCTATCCGTTACGATAAGTTAGTTTAATAACCAACATTTAGACTGATTCATAGCCAGTCGATTTATTTAAAATTTTAGAGAGCTGTGACCTCAATTTGGGGTCACGGCTTTTTTTTCTTATATTTAATTGTTTAAAATTATAAATGGAGAATATAGTAATCATAGGAGCAGGTGTAGCAGGTGTTAATGCTGCAACTAAATTAGTTGATAATGGATATGATGGTTCTAAAATTACCATCATTGATATGGGTAATGATCCTTATAAACGTAAACCTGAAGAAGTAATGACAGGTTTTATGGGTGCTGGAGGGTGGAGTGATGGTAAGCTTACTTACCACACATCAATAGGAGGACATATGTCTAAGTATTGTGGTGAAGAAAAAGCAATGGAGTTAATGGACCAGGTAATTAACAATTTTAAAAGATTTCACCCTAAACCTGAAGAAGTACAATGCTCAAATCCAATAGCAGAACCTGATTTTATTAAACCATATTTTGGGTTGCGTTTATTTCCTGTATGGCACGTAGGTACTGATTATTTACATGAAATTGGTAAAAATTGGTATGATTATCTTTGTAATAAAGGTGTAGAATTTATTTGGAAATCTAAAGTAACTAGTATTGATTTTGATGCTAGAGTACAAGAATGTACTTTTGAGGATTTAAGTAATAATAAATTTTATAATATTAAATATGATCGTTTAATATTTGGTGTAGGCAAATCAGGTATTGACTTTGGTAAAGAATTAGCTGAGGAATATAATTTTCCAACTGAAGCAAAACCAGTACAAATTGGTGTTAGATTTGAAGCACCTCAAAAACACTTCCAAAAACTTATTGATGTAAGTTATGATTTTAAGTTATATCGTAAATTTGAAGATGAAGGTGTATCACTTCGCTCATTTTGTACTAATAATAATGCAGCCTATGTAGCCTTAGAAGAAACTTATGGTGATTATAGTTATAATGGCCATGCTAAGAAAGACGAGTCGTATAGAAATGATATGACTAACTTTGGCATTTTAATGGAAGTTCAAGGGATTGATAAACCATTTAATTGGTCTCGTGAGTTAGTTTCTAAGGTAAATAAAGTAGATATTGTACCTGGTGAGGGTGCTGGAGGTAAAAGAGCAATAGGACGCTTTCAAGACAAATATAAAGCTGGATTATATTACTCACCTTGGCTTGGTAAAGAACAAATTAGCCGTCTAAAGACTAAAACATCTGAGGGTGATTGGGTAAAAGCTCACTACATTAATGATAAGCAATTAGATGAAGTTCGTAATCACTTCCAAGGTTATTTTAAGTACATTGACGACTTTATTGCTGATATGAAAAAAGTCTTCCCAACACTTAAAGATGACTGGGGCATGTATATTCCTGAAGTTAAATATCTTTCACCTGAACCGCTTGTAAATTATGATAATTTAGCATTAGCTGATTTTGACAACGTTCATTTTGTGGGTGATGCTTTAAGTGCCCGTGGAATAACAGTATCAGGAGCACAAGGAACTTATGTAGCAGAAAATATATTAAAAAATGAAAGACAAAGACAACAAGTGGCCAAATCCGAGGCGTATCAAGACGCCTGATGGGACTATTCTTCATGAATGGGATGGAAAACTCCATAATTGGGATGGACCAGCTCTTATACCTGAGGGTGATAAACGTAAAAGAGAATATTATCTTTATGGTATTCAACATACTGAAGAAGAATGGAAAGAAAAAAAGCGAGACAGAACAGGATTACCTTGGTACAAAAATCCTGCAATGAGAGAAAATGCAAGACAAGGAGGATAAAATGAAAATAGGACTTTGTGGAACTATGAGTGTGGGTAAAACCACTTTAGTTAAAGCACTTTCAGAACTTGAAGAATTCAAGAATTATGTTTGTACTACAGAACGTAGTCAATACCTAAATTCATTAGGTATTCCTTTGAATCATGACACAACAATAGAAGGTCAAACTATATTTCTTTCAGAAAGAGTAACTGAGCTAATGCAAGAAAATCTTGTTACAGATAGGACAATTATTGATGTAATAGCTTTTACAAATTGTGCTAAAAAAGTTAGTCATGTAGATTGTGATGCATTTGCAGAATATGCTTCACGATTTATAAAACAATATACTCATATTTTTTATATTTCTCCTGAAGGAATAGATATTGAAGATAATGGTATTCGTGAAACTAATGCACAATATCGAAAAGAAATAGATGAAGAAATTCAAAAACTATTAACAAAATATTGCCCAGTACATTATACACTTTCTGGGACAACTGAAAAACGTATTAATCAAATTATAGAAGTCATTAATTTTTAATATTTATTAACATGAAACTATGGAAATGGATAGTGGGATTACTAGCAGTATTTGGAGGTGCCGCTGCAGTAGCTTCTACTCAAAAGAAAAAAGAGCACAATAAAAAAGTTAAGGAAAATAAACAAAAAGTTAAGGCTGTTCAAGCTAAAACTCGTGGGGTAGAAGAAGCTAAAAAAGAAACTAAAAAGAAAATTACTCAAGTTAAAAAAAAGACTTCAACTACTAAAAAACAAGTAAAGGATACTACAACAGCTAAAAAAACTGTTAAAAACTTTGAAGGTAAGTATCGTAAAAAAAGATCTGGCCGTCCAAAAAAGAAATCATGAAACAATTACTATTAACTCTATTTTTAGGAGTATCTAGTATTTGTTATTCTCAAGATACTCTTCAAATCCCTTCAGTGGAACTTGAAGAGTTTTTCTTGGCCCTAGATACTCTTGAAGTTCAAGATTCACTAAAGGCAAGTTTAATTCTAGATTTAGAAAGGACTATAAAATTATATGAATTACTTGCCGAACAAGATAGTTTAATAATTAAGTTTAAGGATGAAGAAATCCATTTATTAAATGATCAAATCCAACTCCATTTAGATAGATTGGACCAAGTAGACAAATGGTATAACAAACCCGTAGTGGGTATAACAACTGGAGTTTTAAGCACTATACTTTTAATTCAAGTACTTGATTATACACTCCCTGAATGAGTGATTTAAAAAAAATAATAAGACAAGAGTATTTAAAATGTGCTCAGGATCCTATTCACTTTATGAAAAAGTACTGTATGATCCAACACCCCCAAAGAGGAAGAATTAATTTTCATTTATACCCTTTCCAAGAAAAAGTTCTAAATTTATTTCAAGATAATCCTTATTCTATAATACTTAAATCTCGCCAATTAGGTATTTCTACTTTATCTGCTGCTCATTCTTTATGGTTAATGATTTTTCATAAAGATAAAAATATTCTTTGTATTGCTACTAAACAAGAAACCGCTAAAAATATGGTTACGAAGGTTAAATTTATGTATGAAAATTTACCCTCATGGCTTAAAGTAGATTATGAAGAAAACAATAAATTAGCTCTTCGCTTACAAAACGGATCCCAAATTAAAGCAACATCTGCATCAAGTGATGCTGGTAGATCAGAAGCAGTATCACTTTTAATAATTGATGAGGCTGCTTTTATTGAAAATATTGGTGAAATCTGGGCTTCAGCTCAACAAACTCTTGCTACGGGTGGGGGGTGTATAGCATTATCTACACCTTATGGTACTGGTAATTGGTTCCACCAAACATGGATTAGAGCAGAAGCTAAAGAAAATGAATTTCTTCCTATTAAATTACCTTGGTATGTGCATCCCGAAAGAGATGAAGAGTGGAGAGATAGACAAGATGAATTATTAGGTGACCCAAGACTAGCAGCCCAAGAGTGTGACTGTGATTTTAGCACATCAGGAGATATAGTTTTTTATCCTGAATATTTAGAATTTATAGAAAAAACTACACTTACTGAACCCCTAGAAAGAAGAGGAGTAGACCAAAATTTGTGGATTTGGCAACCCGCTGACTATACAAGACAATATATGATATCTGCTGACGTAGCTAGAGGGGATGGTAAGGATTATTCGGCGTTTCATATTTTTGATGTTGAATCTGCTACACAAGTAGGTGAATATAAGGGTCAGGTTGGTACTAAAGATTTTGGTAATATACTCACAGCTATCGCTACAGAATATAATAATGCTTTACTAGTAGTTGAAAACGCTAATATTGGATGGAGTACTATACAAACTATTATAGAAAAAAATTATCCTAATTTATATTATTCTCCTAAATCTGATAATATAAATGTAGATACTTATTTAGCTAATTATGAAAATAATTCGAGTATGACGGCTGGATTTACTATGTCATCAAGAACTCGTCCTATGGTTATAGGTAAATTTCAAGAATATGTTGCGGATAAGGGGGTTACTATTCAATCTAAACGTTTATTAGAAGAAATGAAAACTTTCATTTGGAAATATGGTAGAGCAGAAGCCCAACAAGGTTATAATGATGATTTAATTATGAGTTTTGGCATGGGTCTTTACGTTAGGGATACGGCATTAAAATTTAGACAACACGGATTAGACATTACTAAGGCGGCATTAGGATCTTTTCATAAAACCACAACAAATTATCAAGGAGCCTATTTTTCTACAGGTCAAGATAACCCTTATCACATGGATGATGGAAAAGGTGGAAGTGAGGATTTTAGTTGGCTTTTGTAATATTTATTCATATATTAATATATTATGGCAGATACAAGTGTATTCACAAGATTAAAAAGATTATTTACGACTGATGTTATCATTAGGAATGTAGGAGGTAATCAATTAAAAGTCCTTGATTTTAGTAAATATCAAGTAGCAGGAGAAATAGAAACAAATTCAATGATTGATAGATACAATCGTTTGTATACTACAAATCAAATGCCTGTTTATAACCCTGCATTAAACTATCAAACTTTAAGAACCCAATTATATTCAGATTATGAGGCAATGGATACAGATGCTATTATTGCATCTGCTTTAGATATATTATCTGATGAATCTACTCTAAAAAATGAAATGGGTGAGGTTCTTCAAATTAAATCTTCTGATGAAACTCTTCAAAAAATATTGTATAATTTATTTTATGATGTATTAAATATTGAATTTAATCTTTGGATGTGGATTCGCCAAATGAACAAGTATGGTGATTTTTTCTTAAAGTTAGAAATTGCTGAAAAATTTGGTGTGTATAATGTTATACCTTATACTGCTTATAATGTAGTAAGAGAAGAAGGTATTAGTAAAGAATCGGGCCAATCTGAAGTTAAATTTAAATTTGATCCTGATGGGTTAAGTGGTGGAGGTCAATATGGTGGTTATTTTGGTGGTTTAGAATCTTCTGGAGGTAACTCTAAAAATACTAGAGCTATTTATTTTGATAATTACGAAATAGCACACTTTAGACTCTTATCAGACGTTAATTACCTACCTTATGGTAGAAGTTATGTTGAACCAGCTAGAAAATTATTTAAGCAATATACATTAATGGAAGATGCTATGTTGGTTCATAGAATAGCTCGTGCTCCCGAAAAACGTATATTTTACATAAATGTAGGGTCCATCCCACCTGCTGAAATAGAGAATTTTATGCAGAAGACCATTACAAAAATGAAGCGTACTCCTTACATAGACCAACAAACAGGAGATTATAACTTAAAGTACAACATGCAAAATATGTTGGAAGACTTTTACATCCCTGTAAGAGGAAATGATACCGCTACTAAAATAGAAACCACCCCGGGATTACAATATGATGGTATTACGGATGTAGAATATTTAAGAGATAAATTATTTGCCGCTTTAAAAATTCCTAAAGCATTTTTAGGTTATGATGAAAATACTGATGGTCTC